GGCGACCAGAAGTTACTAGCCTCTGACCGTCGCACGGCTAACCTTGACATTCTCTCGTTGAGGAATGGGACTTCTACGAAGGCCGTCATAAGGGATTTGGCGGCGGTGTCACCTGACATGGCTTCTGCGGTTGCCAGCTATATTCGGACCGTTGTTACCCGTGAGTACACAGCAGTTGCCAGGAATTTGGACGGAACTATCAACGACCAAGCAACAAACCTTGCACAGCAGTTGCTGATTAGGATGGGTCATTTACAAGACTATCAAGCTGGCTTCTCCTCATCGTGTGTAGGTATCCATTCAGTTGCGGAGCAGCTAACCAAGGAACTGAGACTCTACGGGAGTTGTGCGCTTGAGTTAGTTTTAGACAAAGCGCGGACCCCAAGCAGACTCCAACCGATCTCTACAACGCAGATAGAGTTTTACGACGACGGGTCTGGAAATGTAAGGCCCGTACAAAGGGTGTCAGGTCAGGAGATAGACCTCGACTACCCAACTGTGTTCATAGAAAGTCTTGACCAAGATTTGACAGAAGCCTACTCGGCTAGTCCTATGGAACCTGGACTTCACGCTTCGCTTGCGGATATAGAGTTTCAGCGCGATCTAAGGCGCGTGATAAAACGTGGTCTGCACCCAAGGATGAATGTCTCTATAGACTCTGAGAAGTGGAGGAAAGCTATACCGCTTGATGTCTTGGCAGATGCTGAGAAACTGTCAGCCTATCAAGAAAACTTTATGAACTCTGTCACAGACACTGTGACAAATCTTGACGTCGATGAGGCACTCGTTGCGTTTGACTCGCTTAACTTCAGCATCCTGAACAATGAAAACAGCAGTTTGAGTGCTGAGTGGGAGACTACCCAACAGATCATCAACGCAAAACTTAGCACAGGGATGCAAGTTCCTCCGTCAGTCCTCGGCCACGGGAGTGGCTCGGCAAATATCGCCAGCGCGGAGATTCAACTGTTCTTGAAGTCAGCCTCCGGTGTGCAAACCAAAATAAACAATATCATCAGCCGTGCGATGACACTGGCTGTACGTTTGCTTGGTGTGGACGCCTTCGTTGAGTTCCGATTCTCTGAAGCTGAACTTCGCCCATCCTCTGAGTTAGAGGCTTTCAAGAGCATGGCTCAGTCTCGCGTGCTCATGCAGTTGAGTCTAGGTTTGATCTCAGACTCTGAAGCCGCCATTGCACTCACTGGGCGGCTACCACCAAAAGGTTACAAACCTCTAAGTGGAACTTTTTTCATGGCAGGTGCGACTGACCCCAACGCTGTTGATACGGCCTCGGCTCAGTCGAATACAGGCGCTCTGCAACAGAGTCTGGACCCAGGTACACCAAAGGCTGTACCTGGGTCGGCAAAAAATGATCCAAAAAATCAAACTCTGCAAAGAGTCAAGTGATGTGTGACCAAGATTTACCAGAGCGGATCATACTTATGCAAGGTTGGCTGACACCAAACTTCCTGCTGAGTTCTGCCCCGGACAAATCGGAGCCTTCACGCTTAATCCATTTCACATCATCTTCGGTCAGCTTGGCTGCATACGTATTCTTACCTCGTTTACGGTTGGGGCATAGCCGTATGACATCATCCCTACCAAACGCCCAAGTGTGTCCCAGAAGGATGTTTCCTATAGTGTGCTTATGCACTCCAAACATCCTGGCTATTTCAGGTTGGCTGTATTTTCCAGAAATCTCCAAAGACCGTATGTGGGCTACTTGCTCCTGTGTCAGCTTCGACATATTGTTAGCCTCTCCCCCGAGTCTGCCATTCTCAGATGAGTGCCGCATATTCTCTTTACAGGTACACCACTCAAGATTATCCCGTCGGTTGTCAGCGCGGTTAAAGTTGATGTGGTTGACTTTGGTCTTTTCAGGGAGTGGGGGCTGTAGGTGCGCTGTAGCTACTAGCCGATGTATCAGAACCGGACTAAATCCAGAAGCTGTAGTGCTACAGGGTAAATTCACTGTGCTGTACCCTGTGCGATGTTGGCAAGGCTTTAGTACCCTACCCTTTATGGATTTTTTGCTGTCCCTAAACTTTACATCTCTGTCCAACGATCTGACCCTGCCGAGGCTACTTACCTCGTACCCAGGAAAGTCCACGCAAGGTAGCCAGACCTCAACTTCATCTTCCACTTCAAACCTTTCTGTGGGGTTGTCCCCATCTCTTAGGTTACTAACAAAACGCTGTGGCTATTTCTGTCGAGCCAGAAACTCCTCCACAGCGCGACGGATCAATTCCGCAACTGCAACATCTTTTTGTAAGGCCAATTCCCGTAGCTTCTCAAGAATTGGGGCGGGTAGGTAGCATTGCATTCGTATCATATACACTCATTATACATTATAAGAAGGGAAAACCCTCATGCAACCACTAAACTTTTGGTCAGGCAGCGAAGCAACCTACCTAGCCCACCTTGCAGAGCAAGAGAAAATGGCATTGCTTCCTGCACAGCCAATGCCACCGACAGAGACACCCCACCTCTTTTCAGCGCAAGGAGGCGTGGGTGTTATCAGTATTCACGGCACGCTTGTGAATAACAAGGCTTGGTACAACCAACTACTTGGTAACAGTTCATACCCAGAAATCAGGGAAGCCTTGATCCATGCGGCTACTGATAAAGATGTGAAAGCTATCGCTTTAGACATCCAATCCGGTGGTGGTATGGTGTCTGGGGCAATGGACACAGCGGAGTTGATCGCACAGATTGATACAAACGTCAAACCTGTTTATGCTTTTTCCGATAGTCACATGCAAAGCGCCGCCTATTGGCTTGGTAGTAGTGCAAGGTCGATTGAAGTAGGTCCAACAGCAGAGGTCGGCAGTGTCGGTGTCCTACTTGTGCATAAAGAGGTATCCAAGGCTTTAGAGAACGAAGGTATAAAGGCTACTGTAATACGTTCCGGGAAATACAAGGCTTTAGGTGCGTCTGTAGAACCCTTGACACAAGAAGGTCGAGAAACCCTGCAAGCCCAGGTAGATCAAGTAAACAAGATATTTGTTGACTACGTTGCAAAAGCCCGTAAAACAAGCGCAGATGCTTTTGAAGCCTCTGCGGGGCAAGGCCGCGTATTCATTGGACAAGCCGCAGTGGGTGCAGGGCTTGTTGACGGAATTACCAGTTTTGACAAATTTATCTCAAATGTGCAGGAGGGGATTGCCAAATCCAATAATCCAGTGCATATTTCTAAAAATAATTTCAAAGGAACTGAAATGCGACAAGCACTAACGGAGCAACAGCTTGCACTTATGGCGGCGGGGGTCGTTGCCGTGGAAGCTAAGGCTGAAGCTGCACTATCCCAAGAGCCGCCGGATCCTGTACCGGAACCCGTGGTACAAACTCCTGAACCTGTAGCTCAAACTCCGACAACGGACGCTGTAGTTACTCTGTTGCAATCCCAACTTGCAACTGCACAGGCACAAGTTGTTTCTCTTAGCGTTGATTTGCAAACTGCAAAAGCTGCGGCCCAACAAGGTTCCAAACAAGCGGATGCTATGCGTCCTATTGTTCGCGCTGCCGTAGGTAATTTGCGTATTGCTCTTGGTGGTACTGCCACAGGAGTTGAGGCTTTGAGTGACGATACTCTGTTGGCTGCACATGCAGATTTGGCTGCGCAATTTAATTCCAAGTTCAAAGCGGGGGGTGTGGCTGCCGTCTCATCCATCGCTGATAAAGGGGGACAAACCGATGCGGTCGATCCCGTTCGTATGGCACGTTTGGCGGCAACCCGCAGCGGTAAATAAGGAGTAAGAAATGGCAAAGTTCAAATTTGGTGTAACGCTCAACCTCGACGAGGCAGTTACCGCACGTCTGGCAGATGGGGCTTCTGGTTCCGCTACCCAACTGGATAAAACAGAAAATGGCAAGTTCGTTAAATTGGTTGGTGACAGCCAGTATGGGTTGTGCGCTGCGGGTGACGAAATCGAAGGCGTTATTAACGTCGCTAACGACATCGCCCCACAAGACGGTTTCAACCTTGGCTCTATCGTAACTGACGATGGTTTGCGTGTACGAGTAACCCTTGACGGTTTGCAAGCCACCCCAGGCACTGGCACTATTGCTGTTGGTGACTATGTGGTGTGCGGTACTGTTACTGCGCGAGGTACAGCACTTCCTGGCTATCCCAAAGTGTGCAAAGCAACACCCCTGTCAGTAGGAACTACTCCTGCTGTGAATTTCCCCGCAGGTACAAACCTGAACTTCAAATGGCGTGTCGTCTCCCTCGACGGTACCACTGCGGTAGGTCAAACCGGCCTGATCGAGCGCATTTAATTAACCTAGCCCATAAGAAGAATTACATCATGGCAAAAGACCTTATCGTAGTTGACGCCCGTGGCGACAAAAAACCTGTCGATCTTCATGTCGGCATGTACAAAGAAGCTGCGGATGCAGGCTTGACTCTCAAGCAGCACCTGTCTAACCTGTACCCCACCAACGTCGAAAAGCACGGCAGCGCATTTGAGCAACTGCTTGAACAAAGCGGTGTGTTCGTAAAAGGCAACCGTGAGTTTGGTATTCGCGCATCCACAATGGATGACGTACTGAATCCGAAAGAGGCTGCGTCAGCTATCACCCGAGACGGCGTTCCTGCATCCCGCTTGCTGTTCCCAGCCGTTATTCTGGATGTGATCGAGGATAAATTGAACGTTGACTATTCGGTGAACCCGAACGCTCTGACTTCGATGCTGGCACAAGATATTTCGATCAACGGTGATCGCTGGGAACGTCCTGTGCTGAATTTCAGCAACCCTGAAGCTGCTCGTGGCGCTCCGATTAGCCAATTGTCTCTGCCAAATTCGATGCTGACGATTACTGCCAGCGACAAATCGCAGCGCATCCCCAACTGGTCCATCGGCATGGAGATTTCTGAGCAGGCTCTTAAATCCACCACCCTTGATCTGGTTGGGCTGGCCGTGGCTCGTCAAGCTGCCGTTGAAGGTAACGAACGTGCTAATGCCAATATCTTGTCGCTGTTGAATGGTGACACCGACATCGGCATGGCCGCTTTGAGCACTATCTCTGGCAAGGTTCAGACTGCTGCATCTATTGATACAGCCCTCACCACAGGTATTAGCCAAAAGGCTTGGCTGACTTGGTTGACCCAGCGTTCCAACAAACGTGTCATTACCCACGTCGTAACAGACTTGGCAGGTGCAATGGCTATCTGGGATCGTACTGGCAAGCCTGCCGTGTATGGTGACAACCGTGTCGTTCCAAGCCAGGATACCTTGTTTGAGGTCGTTAATCCTAACTGGCCTGCCAGCGTCAAGGTATTTATCAACAGCGACCCTAGCTGGCCGGCTAAGACCATCATGGGCTTCGATTCCCGCTACGCTATCACCCGCGTTAAGTCGCTGTCTGCACAGTACAGTGCCATTGAGCAATTTGTTCTGAAACGCTCTACTGCTATCCGCATGGATAAGGGTGAGTTGGTCTATCGCTTCTTTGACGAAGCATTTGAAGTTATGACCTACGCTTGATAGAGCCAAACGACCCTACCTATTCTGGTAGGGTCTTTTCCTGAGAATTGTTATGGCAAAAGAAACAACCCAAAAGACTCCGGCTCCAACTAAGGTATGGGTGCGTGCGGTGTACGGCGACATGCTGAATTTGTACACAAACACTTGGTTTACCAAAGACCCCAAAAAGGTTGAGGTAGATCAATACATCCAGGCCCAGCTTGACACTGGGAAACTGGAAATCGTAGCCGACGTTTAAGACTCCTGTAGAGGCTTTCCGTATGTCTTTGACCACCTACTGCGAGTACAACGAAGTCCGTTCAACCCTTGGCGTGAACTCGGACGAGTTGACTGACGCAGTTCTTGGGTTGCCCGTCTATGAGATGGGTTTGGTGAGGGAGCTTAATAAGCTATCTACGTCACTGACTGCGGCTTTTTCCGCCATCTATGCTAAAGACCCCGGTTCACGCACAACTACGGAGTCAGAACTATACGACGCTGTACGACTCTTTAGTGTCTATGCGGTGGCAAAGCAGGTTGGTGTGTCTCTGGCTAACTTCGCGCCGAAAGACGTTGGAGATGGCAAAGCCTCTATATCCCGGTACTCGGGAGAGCCGTTTGAGAAGGTCATGGATCGTGTTGAATCGTACTATACGTCGTTACGCATAGACTTGCGCGCAGCTTACGAGACATACGCCCAGACCAGCTTGAATGTCACGGCTTCAACAACCCCCACAAGATTTTTTGCAGCAGTACCTCGTTCTTATGACCCGGTAACTGGGACATGATGAACCTTGCTGCTGTTTCGTCCTACTTCGATAGGACTCCGGTGTATGACCCAGATACTGGCGCACTGCTGTTCTACGGGCAGGTTGACCCTTTTGACGACTCACGTCGAGAGAGTGCAACAGGGTATCGACGAATACTGTCTGTAGCAGACTCCGTTACCATACCAACAGCCAGAGTTGTGAAGATTCACAATAGTATCTGGGTTGTTGGAACTTCTGAAGAAGATGGGTGGTTGGAGGTTCATAGACGCAAGTTTGTTCTTCACCCAGCGTCCTACAGGTTTAAGCTAAGTACGCTACCTAACTTTTTGGCAGGTGTTATAGCAAATTACGCTTGGGGTGGGGTGGAGTGGTACAAAGATGGCAAAGAGGAATCCACATCCTCTAGGTCAATACCGAAGTACACAGCGTACTTCTCATCTACATTTGTACTACAAGAGTACGACATTATTTGGCTCGACAGTGGGTGCTACCTTGTAGAGACTCCGCACCAATCTACTGCGGGCTTCACAGCAGCCACTTGCTCAAAGTTGGAGTTTGTTCCAGCCTCCGCTACAGTAGCCACTAGAACTTACGACCCAGCGCAAGGCAAGTACGTTTCATCAACCACAGCAACAAAGTCTTGCTTGAGAGTACGGTGGCAAGACTTGTTCCTGTATGGCTCTCAAGCCTCTGCACATTACCAAGAGGGTGACTGCTCTCTGGTTTTGCCGTCAAATACTGCCATAGCCACAAAAGACGTTGTTACGTTGTCAGGTATTACTTGGAATGTCATTTCAGTCGGTAGGCTTGGTGGTGCTGTTGTTGCGCATGGGAGGCCAGCGTGATTGAAGTCAATGACGCTACATTCTCTAAACAGTTGGACTCTTGGCTGGTTAAAGCTGAAAAAGTCACAACAAATGCGTTCAAAGAAGTAGTGAACGATGTTTTTGACAGAATCTTGATGAACACACCTCAGTATTCTGGTGCGGCTGTAGCAAACTGGAACGTTAGCATTGGCACCCCCAATCTCTCCTACGACACAAACCTTGGTGACAAGATACCCAGTGGTGAGGGTGGTAGGTTTGCAAAAGGGGATACAACTTGGATGAGTGTTCCTGACTCTTTTGCTACACAGGTTTTTGGCAAAATAACCTATGCAGATAGCGTTTACATAAGCAACGGGGTTAGAGGTGACGACGCTATATGGAGTGATAGTAAACCTCCAACAAACTACAGCTTTCCATATCTTGCTGAGGAGTACAACAAAGGAAGTTCATACTACCAAGCCTTGAGGTCAGTGAACTTACCAATCGAAACCCTTGAGGAAACAGCCATAGCTGTAAACAACAAGTACAAGCGGGTTACGGGAGCGAAATTTGACTACTAAAGAGTTCCGAGCCTCTGTGTTTGGTATGTTTGTTAGCTGGGCTAGTGCAAACTTTCCAACGTTGCCTGTCGTATATGAGAACGGACCAGTACCAGACGAAGAAAACATCGGCCCCATCTGGCTTGATGTAGAGATTCGTTGGTATGGTGGAAGCATATCTACCATAGGTCAGACACCAAGTACGCGCCAGACTGGAGCAATATCTGCCATGTGCTATTACAAGCAATCTTCAGGTACAGAACAACCAGACTCTATTATTGACTCCTTGACCACACTGCTCCAAACAAAGCGGATTGGATCGGCTGTAACAGATGCTGCACAGCGCAGCGTACCGACATATTTCAAGGGTTGGTTTAAGACAGGCGTATATATTCCCTTCACGTTAGGCTAATTTGGGTTTAGGGGATAGACAAAACAAGAATTTACAGGCAGTATTCTTCATCCTAACCACATATCGGAATTTCAAGAATGACAACCTACGCTTCCAATGCCTTTGGGCAACTCCGCTATATTCCTGAGACAACTCGTGGGGAAATCCCTGGTGTTGGTAACGCGATCAATTTGCGTCAGACTGGCCCTACGATGAAGGCTTCTATCTCTACGGTAAAGTCTGAGGAAATCCGTTCTGATCGTCTGTCAACAGGCTCCACCCGAACAGACTTGAATATCGACGGTGGCTTCAATTTTGAACTGTCAGGCAAAGAGTACGACCCTTTCCTGTGCAACTTGCTTGGTCAATCCGCATTTACTCACTACGGTACTAACGGAATCGGTACTACGTTTTCAGCAACCACAACTGCTACAACCATTACCGCAGCTGTAGCCCCCACGACTACATCTGCATTCACGGGTTTGGCTGATGGTTCATGGATTAAGTTGGTGCCACCGTCTGGTGCATCATCCGCAGTGAAAGCGTACTTTGCAGATAAGTGGTTCAAAGTTGATGGTACTCCTACAACTACGGAGATCACCCTTGATGCTGCTACTCCTATTGCTGCTCCTGGCCTTGGTGCGCTTGGTGCAGGGTATGCTGTAACGCAGTCGTCCATTGTCAATGGAAGTACGTTCGGCTCGTTCGCTATGGAATATGCCTTGACGGACATTACCCAGTTCCTGACTTTTACAGGGATGCAGGTAAATGACTTCAACCTCGATTTGAGTGTTGGTGCCATCGTTAAGGGTGACTTCAGCTTCATTGGTCAGGGTCACACTATGCAAGGCACAACCTTGCTGCCTGGAACCCCTGTAGCCAGTCAATCTTTGGAAGTGATGAACAGCGTTGCTGACGTTGGTGCTATTTACGAAGCAGGCACTAGCGTTCTCGGTGCTAACTCGTTCATTAAGTCTATGAAGCTGTCAGTGAAGAATAATGCTCGTGGCATTAAAGCCATCGGTGTATTCGGTAACGCTGGTGTTGGTTTGGGCGAGTTGTCCTTGAGTGGAACTATGGAAGTTTACTTGCAAGACGCTGTGTACTACACCAAGTGGCTGGAAGGTGTGAACACCAGCCTGTCTATTGGTATGGCTGACAGTGCAGGTAACGGTTACATGATCGACTTCGATAAGGTTACTTTCAGCAACGGTTCGTTGAATACCTCTGGGTATAACGATGTGATGCTGTCGTTACCTTTCGATGCGTTCTACAGTGCAACTGCTGGTCGTGGCATTCGCATCACGCGCGGAGTTGCAGCTTAAGAAATCCACGAGGCGGTGTGAACCGCCTCGGGTGTGAGAGTGCTTTTAAGCACCAATTTTTAACCTCTACAAGAAGGAAATTACCTTGGACATTTTTAAGTCATTCGCTACCGATGAAGTTGCTGAAACTGAAGGTCGCTGGTTCCCAATCAGCAAGACCGCTAAGGTTTTGGTGGCCCGTGCTGGCAACCCAAATTACCTGAAAGCCTTGCGCCAGCGCATGCGCGAGAGTCAGGTTGATGTTGATGACACCAGTGAAGAAAATGAAAAGTTCGTTACGAGCTTGATTGTTGAAACCTTGGCAGAAACTGTGTTGCTTGGTTGGAAGGGTGACATCCAATTCAAGGGAAAACCACTTGAATACAGCAAAGCTAACGCAATCAAACTGCTTGAGTTCAAAGATTTTCGTAAGAAGATTACAGAGATTGCTGATAAGTCTGAGTCCTTCCGTCTCAAAGAGGATGAAGCCCAGGGAAAAGACTGAGTGCTGATCTTGAGTGGAACCTCAAATGGGGTTCCTCGATAGATGCGTTCCTAGCACGTCAAAAGGCTACAGGGGTTGCGCCTAGACCCTTGGTAGAACGGCCAAAAATAAAGGTGATAGACCTCCCTTACAGGGAGGCTTTTCTCGTTCTGTCATCAGCCAGGACATATCACATGAGTGGTCCCAACCCAATTGCAGTAAGTGAAATTTATTCACTTATGTTGCTAAGGGGGATTGCGTCTGAACGAGAGATGGGTAAATATCTGCGCTTAGTACAACGGCTAGATCAAATCTTCCTAAAGCATTCCGCAGAGAAATCTGAACGCAAGGCAAAATAACAATGGCTGACCTTATCTTTAATGTATCGGCTCCGAACGCGAAGGCGGTATTCGAGCAGTTAAAAACTGATCTGGGAAGTTTGAAGTCTGCGGTTGACGCTACAAAAGGAGTCTTTGAGTCTCTGGCAGCAACACTTTCAAAGGTGTCACCAGAGATTGCTAGGGCTGCTGCTGATATTGGTAGGTCTGCAAGCGTAGGGTTGAAGTCCACAACACCTGAAGTAACAAGAGCTGGAGAAGAACTTGGTAAAGGTGCTGGTAAAGGTGTTGCAGATGGGTTGAAGTCCTCCGAAGCTGACATAACCAGGGCTGCACAAAACGCTAAAAAGACCTTGCAGTCAGAGTTGGATAAGGGTGGTATCACCGTAAAGGTTAGGGCTACAGCATCCCCAATTGATTTTGGAGGTGGTGTTAAGATTTCTGCATCAACACGCAATGTAGATGCAGAGTCTATAGCCATGTTGCGTGGTGCAACGGATGATTTGAAAGAAACTCTGCAAGCTCGTGAAGCAGCTTACGCAAAGCATGTGGTTTCGCTTAACACGCAAATAAATCAGATCAAGGCAGCTAGGGAGAAGGAGTCCAACGATCTCAGGGATGCGATGCTCAGGGACCGTGAACTAAACGCTAGGTTTGAGTCAGTATCTCCAAAAACCCAATTGTCACGGGCCAATGTTGTATCCAAGATAGCTATTGACGACGCTGGCATTGAGATGGCGGTTAGAAGGTATGGCTCACTGGTAACTGCCATAGCCACATCTGATGTCGAGATGTCAAAACTGCGGGCGACAGCCGCAGCAACCGCAACCAACGTGGAAACCCTTGCAACAGCCCAAACTAAATTCGCAAATTCATTCGGGGCGGCTGTAGGCGGGATAAACACATCTGTTGAAGCGCAAGAACGTTTGCGCGGTGCAATCCAGCGCACCACTACCGTTATGGCTGAACAAGGTGGTGCGTTTGGTGCTTTAGGTGTGCGGTCGAAGGAAGTAGCGGGTACTCTGGACATGGCTATTGCCAAGTACAAGCAATTAGAGTCCGAATCCTCGCGCGCAGCGATGCTTCAGGCCAACCTTGCAAAGAACCCTGTACGTTCAACCTACGAAACCGGGTCGTACTCATCAATCCAAGGGTCAAAGATAGGGCAGCTTGTTACTGGAGCCGATGAAGTAGAAAGCCTCGGTGCAGCCATTAGAGCACTTGACACAGGTCACAAGGCTTTAGCATCTTCTCAAACCAAGTCAGCAGCCTCATCCAGTCAGGTTAAGACTGCATTTGAGGCGCTTGGGGACCAATCCAGGAACCTTCATTCAGCGGTGCGCGGGCTTACATCTGCTTTCGGCGCTATGTGGCTCACGTGGGGCAACATCATTCCGTTGATGGCCGGTGCGGCGATCTCAAACAGCATTGTAGAGATGGTTAAGGCTGGTGCGGAATTAGAGTACCAGATGACCTTTGTTTCTCAATTGACAGATGGTTCGGCCATATCTGTTGAGAAATTCTCCAGGGCAATGGAAGGGTCAATGGTTTCATCTAAGGAGGGTGCTCAAGGTATGCGGGCGATGGCTCAGGCAGGACTTGACACTACACAAGCGTTGGCGGCACTTCCTGCTGTTATGAACCTTGCAGTGGTTGGTGAGACGTCAATGGCCCAGGCCGCGTTGACTGCAACAGGCATCATGCACGCCTTTAATTTGCAGGTTTACGATATGGGGCGCATAACTGATGTGCTTACCAAATCAGCGGCCATCTCCAATACATCTGTTGCAAGCATGTCAGAGTCGATGAAAACGGCTTCTGTGATTGCTGACATGTACAAGATGCGGTTGGAAGAAGTTAGCGCAGGTCTGGTCATATTGGGAAATCGAAACATCATAGGCTCTGCCGCAGGCACAGCCATGAAGAACATGGTTTCGGATTTGGCGGCACCAACAGAGAAAGCCGCTGCAATAATGAAGAAGCTAGGTGTTGAAGCGTATGACGCAACAACTGGGGGGCTAAAACCGTTAAAGTCTTTGGTTGCTGAACTAAGTGTCGCTTTCACTGGGCTGTCTGAAAAAACAAAGAATCAAGCTCTCGAAGGGATGTTTGACGAGCGTGCTCGTAAAGCAGTAGCTGCACTGATAGAGGAATATGAATCTTTCGGAAAAGTTTTAGACAAACTTGACAACGGTTCTAAAGACTTTGCAGACAACGTTCGACAAGCGTTAGCTGGAACCGTCTCAGGTCAGATGAAAGCCACCGCTAACGAACTTAGCATGGTGTTTGATAAGGCGTTTGAACACACAGCAAACTCCTGGTCCAACCTTGCAGCAGAGTTGAACCAAGGCGTGAAGTCCGACGCTTTCCGTGGGTTTGTCGAGGTTGTCAATTTAGGGACTATTGGCCTACTTAAAAACATTGAGGTTGTCGTAGGTCTTGGTGCGGCTTTGGCAGCCCTGCCAGCAGTAGTTACAGTACTTTCTTCTGCTTACCAACTCTACACTGCCGAAGCAGCACTTGCTACTGCGGCTACTGTAGCCGAACAAGCAGCCCTAATGTCTGCTGGTGGTGCGACAGTAACCGCTACAGCAGCTACAGAGGCTTTGGCTGTGGCACAAAAAGGGGCTGCCACCGCAACCACAGTATTCACCGCCGCTATTAGCCGTATCGCATGGCCTATTGCCATTGTTGCGGGGTTGGCAACAGCGTACCACTTCCTGACTCGTGGTATCGACTCTGCAAAAGAGGCAGATGAGCGACGTCACCGTGTATCTTTGGATACCATTGATGCACTCGAAAAAGAAACAGCAAGGTTGAATGAGGAATCTCGGGCGTTGGAGATTGCTGCCCAAAAAGGTCTATCCTATGCCGAGGCTATGCGGAAGGCCAAAGAGGAGACTATGGATAACGCTATCGCTATGTCCAGGGCTGACCTTAATAAGAAGTCTATGCAGTATGGGGATGCACTAGCAGCGACAACTAATACAGAAGGAATGTCGGCTAACGACTTAGAGAAAGCATCTCAAAAGGCTGTTAGATTGTCCCTGGAAGTAAAGGCAGCACAAGAAAACCTTGCGTCTTTAATAAGTGATACAGAGAAAGGTAAAGCAGCTTTAGCAAGGAATACAGACGCCGCTACACTAAACACACAGAGAAAAGCTATAGATGGGTTGATAGAAGGTCACAGCAAGCTGAACAAAGAGATTTCAAATCGTTCAAACAAGGGTGAAAAAGGTTTAGAGGGTATCGCTAAAGACTTGGCATCTGTTCACAAGGATTTGAAGGAGGTGAAGCCGGATGATGTCAAAAAGATTGAGGAACTGAAGAACAAACTAGAAGGTCTGAAGTCCGCAGCAAACAACACCGCTAAGACCATCAACTTTTCTGAACCTTCTAAAAAGAGCCATGCAGCATTCGGCAATGAGCTATCGTCAATAAAAACGTGGCTGTCAGAGCAAGAGAGGCTTGTAGAGGCTTCCTACAGCAATCAAGCACAACTGCTGGATAAGAAGCACAAGGGAGACTTGATCTCCGATGCTGAATACTTTGACAGCATGATAAAGGAAGAAAATGCCTTCCTACTGAAGCAAAAGGAATTGAGGGAACAGGCCGCTGTACGGGCCAAAGACGAGTTCGCGTCAAGGAAAACAAAGATAGATGTCATGCCAGCAGGTGTAGAGAAGAACACGGCACTTAAAGACCTTGAGAACTCTCGTAAGGAATTGTCGGATCACCTCCAAGCCCAAAACGACAAAGATGTAGAAAGCGTCCGTAAGCGCGAACAAGATATTTCTATTGCTTTTGCAATAGAGAACAAGAAGGTTACGAAAAGTGTTGACGACTACATCCGCAAGATGCAGGAGAAAACACAAGCCGATCAAGACATGCAGAACGCCCGACGGGCAATGCAAGGTCAACCTGAAGAAGTTGTAGCTGCTTTTGAAGCTGAAACTGCTGCACGTTCCAAGGGCGCATCTGAGGTAGAGAAGTTGTCTGAGATGTACAACGAAGCCTCAGCAGAGTTGACTAAGTTCTCTGAACAAATTGTAGAGTCTGGTATTGCCGGTGAAGAAATTGATGAAAAACGGATTAAACGTCTCGACCAACTGAAAGAGAAGTACGACATACTTGCTACAGCCGTAGCGAAAGTATCCGTAGCCAACGAGAAGAACGCTAAAGAGGCCAGTGACAACGCACACCTGAAGTCTGTACAAGACCAAACCGACAAACTTGCGAAGGAAATCAACACCAAACTTGCTGACGCTATCGTTTCCGCAGGTAAGAACAGTGGTTCCGAACTGCGCAAATACATAGAGGAAGCCTTAATCACCAAACCTTTCCGCGTGACCCTTGAGACGATCCTGGCCCCAATGAGCAAGGACATCGCCAACGCTTACATGGAAGTTATGGGTGTTGGTTCCAAGAAGGTAGGAATTGACGGAAAACCTGTTGCTAACTCTTTGGTGTCTGGGGGGTTCGACAAATCCTTCGGAGATGGTGTTAAACGTTTTGGTGATTGGTTGCAGAAGGGTGATCTCGGAGACACCATGAAAGGATTTGGAAAATCCATATCCGACAGTTCCGCGAAGATAGGTGAGTATGCGCAGAATCTAGGGTATGTTGCCGGGGCATTTCAATCTGCGCAGGATTTTGAGAAGGGAAACTACGGTGCTGCTGCGGGTGGTGCTCTAGGTACATGGGTAGGAGGTGGAAATCCTATGGCTACCATGATTGGTAAAGGCATAGGTGAAGCCTTGTTTGGTGGGTTCTCCACAACCTACAAAGGTACATTCCTCTACGGCGGCTACGGGTACGACACCGAAAGCGGATTCAAGTGGGGCGGTAGGAAAGCCTACGAACAGTCTGGTGGTGCCTTTGGCGGTTCTACGACAACGAACTCCAGTTGGTTTGACCCAGAGCCGCAGATAGCAGCCTACATGACAGCCGCTGGCGAGACTGTAATGACTAACGTCAAAGAGTGGGCGGAAATGATCGGACTGTCTGCCGATTCGATAAAGGGTTACAACAAGCAGATCGAAGTCTCTCTTGATGGTCTTGATGCTAACGGCATGCTGGACGCTATCAACAAAGCCATGAACGGTATGGGAGATGATGTTGCCCAATACGCTTGGGGAGACATCCTGCTGCCACTTAATAACGGCGCAGAAACCGCAGGCCAAATCCTGCAACGCTTGGGCACAGACTTGACAACAGTCAACAACACCTTGCGCGATCTTGGTAAGCCGCTGTACGACTCCACTATGGAGGGTGTACAAGCTGTAGAAGCCTTGATTAAGAGTGTTGGCGGCTTGGAGAAGTTCACAGACTTGGCTGCAACCTTGCAGTTGGTGAATGCGGCTATGGAAGCCCTTGGGCAACCACTGTTCGATATATCTGTGCAGGGCGCACAAGCTGCTAAATCACTAACTGATTCTGTAGGCGGATTAGACAAATTTAAGACCCTTGCAGACAATCTGTTAGGCGTGAACGAAGCCCTTGATGCTATGGGATTCGGAAAACTCGCTGCGTCTTTGGACGGTTCGAAGATTGCCGAGGAATTGGTCAAGATAGCCGGTGGCCTGGACAAGTTCCAGTCAATCACAAGCGCCTACTACGATAAGGCTTACACACCTCAAGAGAAGTACAAAAACAGCCTCAAAACCTTGGGAGACGCTTTCTCTGAACTTGGTAAAGATGCGCCAAAAACCGTGGCTGAGTTGCGAAATCTTGTTGAAAAACAAGACCTCAACACAGAGGCTGGACGCAAGATGGCTTTGTCTCTCATGGAGTTGGCCCCTGCATTGAACGATGCCGCCGAAGCCGCAAGGAAGTTACAAGAAGATGCAGACAAGTTCTTCAAGAGTCTGGTAGATGTCCAGGGGGATCAGTCTGTAGGTTCGTTGCAGACAGCGTTCAATAGTGCGATGGCGAACGTAACTGCTGCGATGCCTGACATTACAAACTGGGGGGATTTGACATCTATAACCCGTGACCAGTATGTTGGTTACAGCGACACAGATCGAGCAACACTTGACACTGCGGTATCAGCTTACGGTGCGTTGCGTGATGCCATTAAAGCCGCTGCTGAAGAAGCCAAGTCTGCTGCCAAGACTGCGCAAGATGCCGCAGACGCTGCCACTAAAGCCTATGAAGATGCACTGAAATCTGTAAGCGATAACGTTAGGGATGCGAAAAGAGGTTTGGCAGATTTTGGTAAAACTGATCTTCAGAAGCGGTTGGCACAGATTGGGTACGATGCTGAAGATACACAAACAGAGCTGAACAAGTTGGAGTCCGAGGCTTCTAAGCTGTCAGCTAAAGCTACAGAGTTGAACCTGAAGGCCGCTGCGTTGTCACTTGACACCACAGACACGATTACCAACGATTTGGTGAACGCAGCGATAAACCTGAAAGATGACTCGACAACAGTAGCCAAAAACGTAAGCGAAGCACTAACAAACTCTGTAGAAGCGTTTGGGGATGCCCTTGAACTAACTCCAGCGATCTCTGGTTTGTTCGACGATGTGTTGAAAGGGTTGAAAGACCTTCCTGTGGCGTTGAATGCCGTAACCAGTGCAGTTGCAGGTGTTGGCAGCGCAGCAGGACAAGCCGCAGGAATTGTAGGTTCGTTCTCCGCTGCTACAGCGTCAGCAGGCACCGCCGCCGCATCCTCTGCCAGTTCCGTAAGTACGTTGTCAGCGGCAATTTCAACGGTAACGGCCTCAGTAGCCGCTGCGGCAGCAGCACTAGGCACCCTTGCATCAGCATTCGGAGCAGCCACAGCTTCGCTTGATAGTCTTAGTGCATCTTTCGGTGCTGCCACAGCGTCTGGCGCTACTATGGCCGGGACACTCAGCACGGTTAGTGGTGCATTCGGTGAAATTTCAGGTGCTGCCGCCGCTGCTGCTGGTGCC